GAAATGAGATTTAAGCTAGAGACGTTTAGATCTTTTATGAAAAAAATGGGTTATAATTGGAATGAAAAAGAATGCACTAGATTCTTAGAACAAGGTAAAGCACTTCCTAAAGCTAAGTTTAAAGGAATTCAGACTCGACATTGGGTTGTGACTCTACCAAAACAAATGGAACACAAAAATAAAGATGTCAAATTTACTAAAGCAAAAGCTGCGTGGGAAGACAATTAAAATATTTGGCCCACCTGGTACAGGTAAAACAGAAAACCTACTCAAAAGAGTTAAGAGATACCTTGAGAAAGGTTATTCTCCAGACGAGATTTGTTATGTATCCTTTACTAACAAAGCTGTGGACGAATGTGTTGCAAGGGTTAGACAAAAGTTTAAAGGTTATGACGAAGATGCTTTCTCATATTTTAGAACATTACATTCTTTGGCCAGACAACAGTTTGCTGAAATTCCCGTATTAGATCCAAAGGCAGACCTGCTGATGTTTCATACACAATATGGAACTGTCAAGGTAGGTTATAAAGACACTTGGGATGATCAAAAAGTATATAATAATTGGTCGCTTCAAATATATGATAGAGCAAGAAACATGAAAGTAGATCCTGTGTGGCTGTACAAACAACAATCAAGAAAGTCAGTTAGACTACAACAGTTTAAATCAATCATTGCAGGTTACGAAGAATTTAAAACAATGGAGATGGATAACGGACACCGGACACCGGATAGATTAGATTTTACAGATATGGTGCAGAAGTTTATTGATGATGGCCTTGTAGTGCCTTTTAAAGTTTTAATGGTGGATGAAGCTCAAGATTTAACACCTTTACAGTGGGATATGGTTGTTAAAATGGCTGAAGCAGTAGAGCGAGTTTATATTGCAGGAGATGATGACCAAGCTATATATGAATGGAATGGTGCAGATGTTGACCTATTTCAAAACTTTCCAGGCAAAACTTTGGTGTTAAAAAAATCAGTTAGATTAAACAAAAATATACATTTTTTTTCTAAATGTTTACTAAATAGTATGGGTAATAAAAGAATACAGAAAGAATTTCACTCCAATGGTAAAGAGGGCCATGTGTACAGGTGGGGTGGTCTTAAAAAAGTACCTTGGGATATGGACGGAAGTTGGATGGTATTAGCTAGAATTAATGACGTAAAGAGAGAACTCCAACAGGAGGCAAGGAACCTTGGTTTATATTATCAGGACCAAAAGAATAATAAATCATTTGATCCTAATCAGTTTTCTGCAATTAATTATTGGGAAAAAATTTGTAATGGTGGCAGCATCAGTAGAGAAGAAGCTGTAACTATGTATGAGTATTTGTTAAACATAGACCACGGATACAGGTCAGCGGAAAGTAAAAAATGGAGTTTTGCACATCCAAATCAAGTCTTTACATTTGATGAATTACATTTAAGGTGTGGCATGCGTGATGAAAAAGGTCAATGGAATCAAGTGTTTAAAAGAAAATTTAAAGATAAAGATAAACAATATTTTAAAAAACTTATGAACGAAGGTGTAGATTTATCACAACCACCTAAAATTATTATAGATACCATACACCAAGTAAAAGGTGGTGAAGCAGACAATGTTGTTCTGGCGAGCAAATGTAACTTTCCATCACACTTTGAAAAAAAGAATTTAGCAGAAAAAGTAAAAGAACTTAGGGTTTGGTATACAGGTGCCACAAGATCTAAAAGCACTCTCCATCTGTTGGGCACTTATCATCAATATAATTTTCCATTAGGAAAATATTACAAACAATATGAGGCTAACTATGTCAGATAAAAGTATGTTCGATGAAGCATTTCCACAAGACAGACAAATTGGGGGATCTCACTACCAACATTTTTTAATTCAACCTTGGACATTTATTAGAAAAAATGGTTTAAACCCATTTCAAGCAAACGTTATTAAATATGTTTGTAGATATTTATTCAAGGGAAAACAAATAGAAGATCTAGAAAAAATAAAACACTATTGTGATTTAGAAATAGAACATTTAAAAGATGTTAAAAAACATAAGTGATGATTCACAAATTTAATTTACCAGATAATATTTATAATGCACTTATGGAAGATATAAAAGATTCAGATAAAAAATATAATGAAAATTTGATAGGTAATATTAAACAGGAATTTAACTTATATGACTTTAGAGAAAAATATGAAGAATTTATTATAGGTAAAGCAATAGAAAATAAAAATTTAATTGAAAGTTTAAAAGAAATAGATATTTTATTTCCTAACAATCAACCACTTACACTAGGAAATCTTTGGGTAAATTTTCAAAGCAAATATGAATTCAATCCAATACACAATCACAATGGAGTTTTTAGTTTTATTTTTTTTTTAAAAATACCTTTTTTAAGTCAAGATGAATTAAAACAAGGACCAGGAGTAGAGGCAAATGTAAACCTAGCTGGGCATTTACAATTTTTAGAAATAGACCAAAACAGTAAAGGTTGTATTAGAACTGAAAATATTGCTGTAGATAAAACTTGGGAGAAAACTGGATTAATTTTTAGATCCTATTTGAATCATTGCGTTCATCCTTTTTATTCAAGTGATGATTACAGAATAACTGTATCAGGTAATATTTATTTTAAAAATTAAATGAAAAAAATTTATTTTCTTGCGGGTTACTCTAGATCTGGAAACACTCTTTTATCTTGCATATTAAACCAAAACAAAAAAATAGCAGTGACACCTAATAGTTGCGTTTCAACAATAATGAACAATTTATTTGAATTGCATGAAAGTGAATTTATTAAAAATTTTCCTGAAACTTCGGGTATAGATAATGTGATAAAAAAATTATTTCAAAATTACTATGAAAATCTAGAAGCTGAAACTATTTTTGATCGATCTAGTTGGGGAAATATTGCAAATTTACATTTGTTAAAAAAATATGGAATTGAACCTAAATTTATTTTATTAGTTAGGCCTTTAATAGAAGTATTAGCTTCCTTTGTAAAAATTTCAAATTGTGAAAATGTAAGAGAATTCGTAGAAAAAATGATGAACCCAATGTCAGGTAAAATTTATAAAGATTGGTTATCAACCAAAAACATTATAGAAACAAAACAAAATTATTTATTAATAAAGTATGATGATTTGATTAATAACACGGAAATAAATGTTAATAAAATTTATAATTATTTTAATATTCAAAAATTTCAACATACTTACTCAAACATAAAACCATTTGAATTAAATGGTGTTAAATATAACGATACTATCTATGGATATTCTAATTTACATTTTGTTCGACCTAATATAGAAAAACAAAATTATGATATTGAAGAGTATTTACCAAAAGATATTATTAAAAAATATTTAGAATGGGATAACTTTTAGTATGGGAAAGAAAAAAAATAAATTGGTTATGTGTGAACGTTGCGATGTAGTAGTTGCAGTAATTGTACACGAGTATAATTATTACTGTGCGGACTGTGCTTTGTTCGAATTAAATATACCTTTTAAAAAAGCAGTATCAATTGAAGATGCAAATTTAAGTAGGAAAAAACAATGACCCATCAATTAAATTTTATATACAATGACAGTGATTGGATAGCTCCAGCAGAGTATCCAGATTTATCAAAAGCAACAGAGATTGCAATTGACTTAGAGACGAAGGATCCAAACATAAAAACTAAAGGACCAGGTTGGGCAACGTTTGATGGACACATTGTAGGTTTTGCAGTTGCTGCTCTTGGACAACAATGGTATTTCCCTATTGCTCATGATGCTGGTGGGAATATGGATCTTTCGATAACCTGCGCATGGATGCAAGATGTTTTAAAAACAGATGCAACAAAAATATTTCACAATGCAAGTTATGATGTAGGTTGGTTACTTGTAAATGGATTTGAGATTAGAGGTAAGATAGTTGATACCATGATTGCTGCCGCAATCATCAATGAAAACAGATTTAGTTTTAGTTTAAATGCCTGCGCAAAAGATTATTTAGGTGAAATTAAAAATGAAACGTTTTTGAACGAAAAAGCCAAAGAATGGGGAATTGACCCAAAAGCTGACATGTGGAAGCTGCCTGCGGGCTACGTAGGCTTCTATGCTGAGCAAGATGCAGGGCTAACCTTACGTTTATGGCAAACGCTAAAAACAGAGCTATCTAAGCAGTCTCTACACGATGTGTGGGAAATGGAGATGGAATTATTGCCTATTTTGATAGATACTAGGCGTAGAGGAATAAGAGTTGACGAAGAGAAGGCATCTCTGCTAAAAAAAGAATTCAAACAAAAAGAGTCTGAGGTTTTATCAAGTATAAAATCTCAGACCACACTTGATGTAGACATCTGGGCAGCAAGAAGTGTAGCGCAAGTCTTTGATAGAATAGGTGTTGAGTAT